ACATCCGCCGATTTTGAACCATTCCGCCGCATGGCCGCAATGGCGGTGGACGAGGAATGACGCGCGCCGAAATCCTGGAAGCCGCCGCGAAGATCGTGACGCAGGACCGCAACGCATCATACGGCGGGCCGGAACGCAGCTTTGAAACCATCGCGCAACTGTGGGCAATCCACCTCGGATACAAGATCACCGCATCCGATGTGTCGATCATGATGGCCCTACTCAAAATAGCCCGACTGAGCGCCAATCCAGCCCACGCAGATAGCTGGATCGACCTTGCGGGGTATGCCGCCTGTGGCGGAGAAGTCAGCCTGACCGGGGGCTAAAGCCCGGCTGTAAGCTGGTAGAGCAGGACGCGGCACATGGGTAGTAGTCCAATCACCAGCAGCCCCGGCGCGGCCATTTCGCCGCTTCTCCACCGCGTGACGGGGTAAATTGACGAAACTTAGCTAACGTGGTAACTTTTCCAAATGACACAATTTCCCGCCTATAAAACACAATCCGTTGCGTCACTGGTTCCATACGCTCGCAACAGCCGCACGCATTCCGATGCGCAGGTGGCTAAGATCGCAGCAAGCATTCGCGAGTTCGGATTCCTAAACCCCATCATCATCGACGCAGACAACGGCATCATCGCAGGTCACGGTCGCGTTATGGCAGCGCAAAAGCTGGGTCTAGCTAATGTGCCTGTGATTGAGGCAAGCCACCTATCTGAGGCGCAGCGGCGGGCCTATGTGCTGGCAGACAACAGGCTTGCACTTGATGCGGGGTGGGACAACGACCTGCTCAAGATCGAATTGCAGGATCTGGACGCAGCGGGGTTTGACCTGACGTTGACGGGGTTTGAAATCGGGGAACTGACAGCCATGTTTGATGAGCCAGACTTCGCACCAGGCACAGAAGACGATCAGGGCAAGCTAGACCAACTCGCGCCGAAGATTGTGCAGTGCCCGCATTGTGGCCAAGACTTTGACCTGAGGGAACATGAGCAAGGCTGATCTGCGCATAGACTGGGCCACGCATGAAGCGGCAAGGTATGCCTGCGTCAACTGGCACTACAGCAAGAGCCTGCCAGTTGGTAAGTTAGTCAAAATTGGTGTTTGGGAAAAAGGTGAATTTGTTGGCGTTGTCCTTTTTGCTTGGGGTATGAACAAGTCTCTAGGTTCTCCCTATGGATTGCAAATGAATGAGTGCTGCGAACTTGTCAGGGTTGCGATGAAGTCGCATGAGTCTGCAGTTTCGCGAGTTATGGCTTTGGCGCTTAGGTTCCTTCGCAATCAATCCCAAGGCTTAAGACTTGTTGTGTCTTTCGCTGACCCGGCAGCAGGTCATCACGGCGGCATCTATCAAGCTGGTGGGTGGACATACACAGGCCAGAGCGCAGCCATTTTTGAATGGCGACTGAACGGCAAGAGGCTGAACAAGCGCGCTTACACAGGGCATAATTTTGGAAGCCCTAAAATGCAGGTTCCTAACGGCGCTGTCAGGGTCACGTTGCCGGGCAAACACCGCTACCTGATGCCACTTGACGACGAAATGCGACAGCGTATCATGCCGCTGTCTAAGCCATACCCTAAGCGTGCGAAGCAGGCGATGACCGACGACCAGTCGGAACAGCGGCAGGGCAGCACTGACCCGCACGCTCCAAAGGTGACGCCATGAGCCGCAAACCGCACGAGCCAACACCCGCGACGCGCCAGCTTGTGCAGCTTCACGCGACCATCGGAACACAGCAGAACACGATTGCCGATATTCTCGGCATCGACGACAAGACCTTGCGCAAGTATTACCGCGAGGAACTGGACCACGCATCAGCGCAGGCCAACGCAACCATTGGCGGTGCGCTGTTCAACAAGGCCAAGAGCGGCGATACCACGGCCATGATCTTTTGGATGAAAACGCGCGCTGGTTGGCGGGAACGGCAAGAGATTGACCACACATCCAGCGACGGCAGCATGACGCCGCGCGTATTGGACCTATCCAGCTTGCCAGCCGAGGCCCTAGAGGCAATCGTGAGGGCCGCAGATGGTCAGGCTAACGACTGACGACGCCCTAGAGGCTGAGCGCATTCTATGCGCCAGGTCTTTCGCGTATTTCATCCGGCGCGCATGGCCTCATATCATCCCTGACAAGCTGCGCTGGAATTGGCATATGGATGCTGTGGCGCTGCACATGCAGGCCCTTGCGGAGGGCCGGATTTCGACTAACAGGCTTCTGATCAACGTCCCGCCCGGCGCGTCAAAATCAACGATTGTCGGGATCATGTATCCAGCTTGGCTATGGGGTCCGGGTGGTCAGCCGTGGCACAGATACATCGGAGCGGCGCACGAGCAAGGGTTGGCCGTGCGAGATAACCGCCTTATGCGCGAATTGATCACGTCGCCGTGGTATCAAAAGCTATGGCCGCTTTCGCTAAAAGGGGATCAGAACGAGAAGCTTTATTTCGAGAATGACGCGCGCGGCTTTCGTCAGGCTTGCGCCGTTGCCAGCATGACCGGGCGCCGTGGTCATACCATTGCGCTTGACGACCCGCTGTCACCAGAGAAAGCTTATTCCGACGCCGCCAGAGAAACCGCTTTGCGGGTTTTGTCAGAAACCATCCCGACGCGGCTTAATGATCCTGCAACATCGGCAATTGTGATTGTCATGCAGAGATTGCACGAGCGCGACCCGGCTGGATATGTTCTGTCAGAAAAACTGGGGTATGAGCATTTGTGCATTCCTATGGAGTTTGAGCAAGATAGGCGTTGCACAACGTCTATCGGCTGGACTGACCCGCGCACAGTCGATGGAGAGTTGATGTTTCCTGACAGGTTTCCGGCTGAGGTTATCGCGCGTGACAAAGCGGCTCTTGGGTCTTACGCATGGGCTGGGCAGATGCAGCAACGCCCGGCACCGCTTGGCGGTGGCATGTTTAGGGATAGCTGGTGGAGGTATTATACCCAGCCGCCGCGAACCGAATGGCGCGCGATCTATGCTGATACCGCGCAAAAGACCGGGCAGGCGAATGACTATTCAGTTTTGCAATGCTGGGGCCGCACAATTACTGGACAGGCAGTTATGCTGGACCAGATCAGAGGGAAATGGGAAGCGCCTGAATTGCTTGTTCAAGCGCGGGCTTTCTGGAACAAACACAAAGACATTCCAAACATGGGCGCATTGCGGGCAATGAAGGTTGAAGACAAGGTAAGCGGCACCGGCCTTATCCAGACGCTTCAACGCGAAGGTATTCCGGTCCTGGCAATTCAGCGCGACCGCGACAAGATCACCCGCGCCCATGATGCTTCGCCTCTGGTGGAGAGCGGAAACGTGTTCTTGCCGCAGTTTGCCGACTATCTGTCTGGGTTTCTTGCGGAGGCCAGCGCGTTTCCAAACGGCGCGCATGATGACCAGATAGACCCGATGATGGACGCATTGGCTGATATGCTTTCAGGGCGGGGCCAAACATGGTATGACGCCAGCAAATACAAATCCGCGTGGTCGTGAGGGCAGCATGAAAACGAATGACGGCATGGCGAACGTGGTCTCCGGCCTTGGCGCCGCAAACCCCAAGGTAGCGGCTGGGCAATACCTTGTCACGGCTGATCAGGTTGGCATGGCCGACGCCGCGTTTCGGTCCTCAACGTGGTATGGCAAAATCCTTAGCATCCCGGTTGATGATACGATCAAGGCTTGGCGCGCGTGGCAGGCGGAAGGCCCGCAGATCGAGGCGCTAGAGGCCGAGGAAAAGCGGCTAGGCTACCGGAACAAGGTCCGAGAAGCCTTGATGCTGGCCCGGCACCAAGGCGGGGCTGTGATTGTGCCGGGTGGCCTTCCGGGCGATCCGGCAGAGCCGCTTGTCTTCGACCGGATCGGGCGCGGGTCGATCACATATCTGCACGTCATGGGGCGGGATAACATCAGCCCCGGTCCTATCGCGCGTAATCCGATGCTGGAAAACTACGGGCAGCCAGAATACTGGGAAGTCACTGGCTCGGCAACGGTGCGTATCCATCCGAGCCGCGTTGCTTTCGTCAACGGGCGCAAGGTGCCGGGCGCCATCAGCCGTGGCGGGGAAGTCTGGGGGGATAGCATCTGGCTTTACATGGCGGATGCCATCATGGCCGCAGATGCCGGGGCCGCAGTCATTGCCGCGCTGATGCAGGAAGCCAAGATTGACGTTGTGACTGTGCCGGGCTTGACTGACATGCTGATGACCAGCGACGGTGAGGCTGCGGTTATCAGGCGATGGACCATCGCCGCGCAGATGAAGTCACTTGCCAACGTGCTGATCTTGGACGGCGGGCCGACGGCGGGTGACGGCAAAAGCGAGACTTGGGAACAGAAGCAAATCAACTGGACCGGCATTCCAGAGGTGCAGCGGACGCTATTGCAGGTCATGGCGGGCGCCGCTGATGTGCCGGTAACGCGCCTCACTGGCGAGCAACAGACTGGCCTGTCAGGGTCGGATGCCGGGTCTCTGCGGCATTACTATGACAGCCTAGACGCGCGGCGGGAATTGGACGTTGGCCCGGCAATCACGGGTCTTGACGAAATGCTTATCCGGTCCGCGCTTGGAAGCCGCCCGCCTGAGGTGTGGTATCAGTGGCGCCCGCTGTGGCAACCGACTGACAAAGAGCAGGCCGAGATTGACAAGCTGGAAGCGGACACGGCTGCGATTTACGCCAATGCGGCTCTTGTGCCGAGCGAGGCTTTGGAGATTGCCGTGCAAAACCGGATGGTGGAAAGCGGGCGCTGGCCCGGCCTTGAGGCCGCGCTTGACGACATGCCGGAAGATGGCGCGCAAGAGGTGCCGGAGCCGCTGGAAGGCGAAGGGCCGGGCGGTATTGGCACGGGGAATGAGGTGCAGAACGATGCAGCGCCGCGAACTCTCTATGTCCGGCGCGATGTCTTGAACGGCGAAGAAGTCGTCAAATGGGCCAAGGCGCAGGGATTTGAGACCACATTGCCAGCCGACGACATGCACGTCACGATTGCATTCAGCAGGACGCCGCTTGACTGGATGAAGATCAGTGAGCCGTGGCAAGGCAAGATTGAACTCGCAGAAGGCGGGCCGCGCGTCATGGACAAATTCGGTGAGGCGAATGTCTTGCTGTTCCGGTCTGGTGAGTTGGAATGGCGCCACCAGTCTATCCGCGATGCCGGGGCTTCATGGGATCACGCTGAATATCAGCCGCATATCACGATCAGCTATGGGCTGACGCCGGAAAAGATCGAGCCATACCGGGGCAAGATCGTGCTGGGTCCAGAGATTTTCGAAGAGGTCAAAGAGGATTGGAAGTCGGGGATCAAAGAGGCATGATCATCCCTCTGGCACAATTGGTCAAGGCGAAGCGACCGCGTTTACGGCGTCTGGTGTTGCGGCCTATTGAGCCGACAGCAAGTCAGGCTGCGGACTTGGCGGCGATCTACATGCGCACTGTCAGGATTTGGGAAAGCAACAGGGCGCGGATTGTTGAGGCATATTCCAGCGCCAATGCGGCGACGAATGACGGCATGGTCAGGGATGATGTCTCATGGCTAGAGGCGGTATTGCAGGCGATTGTTGGAGAGGTTGATGTTGAACTGTCCGGGTTTCAGGGCTTGTTTACCGGATGGGCGAACCAGATGGTGCAATGGCACACGCGGCGGATTGTCCAGAACCTGAAATACGCTGGCAATGTCGATCTTGCGTCTGAATTGTTTAGTCCTGCCGGAAATACGGTTGCCGACGCCTTGGCCCGCAATGCGTCATTGGTGCGCAATGTGTCGGATGAAACCCGCGCCAAGATTGCGGACATTGTTTTTCGCGGGGTGCAGGGCCGCATTCCGGCGCGCGAAGTTGCGAAAGAGATTGCCGCTGCAACTGGATTGGCGCGCAAGCGGGCGCTGCGAATTGCGAGCGATCAGGCGGTAAAGCTGAGCGCGGCTCTGGATCGGCAGAGAATGCGGGATTTGGGTTTTACAAGCTTTGAATGGCGGCATTCAGGCAAGCTGCACTATAGGGATTGGCACAAGGCCCGCAATGGCAAGGTGTTTAGCTTGGACGATCCGAAATTGCGCGGCGATATGCCGGGGGATTTGCCATTTTGCGGCTGTAAGGCCATGGCTACTATGGAGTTGCCGGAATGACCGTAAAAGGCATGGGAAAGCATATTGCGCGGCTTAAAGCGGCGCAGAACGTTGCGGAGAAGATCACGCGGGCGCTTTATATCGCGGGCCAGCGGATTGAGATTGACGCCGAAACGTCGATCACCGATGGCGCAGTAAGTGGTGCCGGGCATGTGCCGTCATTGCCGGGCCAGCCGCCGAATGCGGACACCCACCATCTGGATAGCAACATCGAGACGACGATTGAGGCGAACAATCCGCCAACGGTGCATGTGACAAGCCGGGCCGGATATTCCGCAGCTTTGGAGTTTGGCACGAGCAAGATGGCGGCGCGCCCGTTCATGCGGCCTGCGACGGAAAAGAACCGCGATAAGGTGGCGCAACAGGTGGCAACGGCGGTTAACATCACAATCAAGAGCGGCGGATGAACTGGCAACCGGACTGGACTGGGCAGACGTGCTTTATCCTTGGCGGAGGCCCGTCATTGCGGGGCTTTGCTGCCGCTAGGCTGCGTGGCAGGCGTGTGATCGGGATTAACGAGGCCGGGCTGACCATGGCGCCATGGTGCGACGTGATGATGTGGGCTGATCAGCGATGGCTGGATTGGAACAAGGACAGGCTGCATTTGCATACGGGCGCGTTGAAGGTATGCCGCCATGTTTCGCCGCCTGACGGTGTGCATCGGATGAAATTCCGCCCGCCCGGATTTGCAATGGCGCGGGATACAGTTGGCGGGGATGACTGCGGATCGAGTGCGATCAATCTTGCCGTGCATTTCGGCGCGTCCAGAATTGTGCTTTTGGGTTTTGATTGTCACGACCTGCCTATGTCCCGTTGGCGGGAAGGGAATTGGCATAGCGCGCATAGATTGCCGCCATTGGAAGGCCAGCGCGGGGGGAAGTTTGCGCCCGCCCATGATCAATTATCGCGGGACTTGAAACAAAAGCGGCCTGGTGTTAGTGTCCTGAATGCGACACAAGGCTCTGCGCTGACGTGCTGGCCTATTGTGGACTTGGAGACAGTGATTGATTGACCTCGCTGAAACAGAGGCTGCGAAGTATCGGACGGTTTGGAGCCGCGCCGAATACCGCCGCATTTCCCCCGGCGAGTTGGAAAAAGAAACCGCGTTCAAGTGGTTCAATCCCCGCGCGGGCGAGACCTTGAACGACTACGGGTCTGGCCCGGCGCGGGCAACTGCATGGTTTCGTGATCAGGGGCTTGACGTTATCGGGATTGACCATGCCGAGAATGCGGCGGAAACCGATGTTCCTGTTTTGCACCGATGCCTGTGGGATATGGGCGATGTTCGGGTTTCGGATTACGCCTATTGCTGCGATGTGATGGAGCATATCCCGCCGCAGCATGTTAAGGCGGTTTTGGCCAGCATTGCGGCCCGCACTCGCAAGGCCGCGTATTTCCGCATTGCAACCCGGCCAGATGTGATGGGGCCGCGCTTGATCGGTGAGCCGCTGCATTTGACAGTGCAGGACGCGGCGTGGTGGGTGGATGCTGTTCGCGCCGCATTCCATGGCTGCTACGTTGATAGCCATAGCAACGGGCGCGACTGCATTATCATGCTGCGATGGGGTGTCCCGCGATGATCCGGTTTGTTGACGCCCTCACTCTTGACGCCGCAGTAACCATGACTGACCGGGGGCTTGTGGCCGTTGCCAAGGCCGCGCGGACCGGGGTGCAGCTGTATCTCGGGTCTGAGGTTGGCCGCGATGATATGCAGGTTGTCCGGGTCTATCGCGGCGCTGATCAGGTCTTTGACGATGCCAGCCTGCAAAGCTACAGCCATGCGCCGCTCACACTTGACCATCCGCCCGAATTGGTAACGCCTGACAATTGGTCCAAGTATGCCAAGGGCGAAGTCAGCACGGCGGCGAAAAAGGACATTGACGGCGGATGGGTGCATCTGCCGCTCATCGTCAAGGCCAAGGATGCCGTTGACGCGATCCGCGACGGCAAGGCGCAACTGTCTGCCGGGTATACCTGCAATCTGGACTGGACGCCGGGCATTGCCGAAGACGGGCATGCGTATGACGCGCGGCAGGTCGGAATTGTAATCAATCACCTCGCAATCGTGGACCGCGCCCGCGCTGGTTCCGAGGCCCGCATTGGAGACAGTGCGGTATTTTGGGGCGCTTGCCCCGTCACCGCGTCCGATGGGGCGCCTAATGAAAGGTCACGTCACATGACTGACAAGCCGATGCAAAAGGTCGTGGTGGACGGCCTGACGATTGAAACCACTGACCAAGGGGCGCAGGCTCTTACCAAAGTGCAGGGCCAGCTTGCTGACGCGCTGACTGCCGTTGCCAAGGCGCAGGCCGATGCTGCAAAGGCGGTTGCCGATGCACAGGCGGAAATCGCGGCCAAGGACGCCGAGATTGACAGCCTCAAGGCGAAGGTTCTGGACGCCGCCGCAATGGACGCCGCAGTTGCCAAGCGGGCCGATCTGCTGGGCAAGGCCAAGGCCATCGCGCCGCAGGCCAAGCTTGATGGCCTGTCCGATGCCGCAATCCGCAAGGCGGTTGTCGTGGCCAAGTTGGGCGATGCCATGGCCGACAAGCCGGAAGCCTACATTGACGCGCGCTTTGACATTCTCGCCGAAGACGCAGCCGGGCAGGTGCAGTTTGCCGCAGCCCTTACCACCGCCGCGCCCGTTCAGGGCGATGCTGATACCGCCCGCGCGAAGATGATTGCCGACATGGTGTCGGCTTCGACCCGCGCGAACTGAGAAAGGGAACGAAATGGCTTTCGCGCAAAGCACGTATAGCACTGCACCGGCCAAGGGGCTTCCCGGTCTGGTGGCGAATGAAGAGAAGTGCAACAAGATCAGCCGGACGGTTGAAAGCGCCGCTGGCATTGCTTTCGGCCAGCCCGCCTATCGCGGGTCGGGCGATCATGGCGTTATCGTCGGCGGCACCTTTGCCGCAACGGGCGCCGGTTCCGAAGGCGCTGGCAACGTTGGCACGGGCACCATCACCGATGCCCCGACCGTCGCGGCGGGCGCCAAGCAAGGCCGCTATGTGATCCAGCTGATGGCCACTTCGGCGACGGCAGCTTTCCGGGTTGAAGACCCGGATGGCGTGTATGTTGGTGAGGGCAACGTCGCAACCGAGTTCACTGGCGGCGGTCTGACCTTCACCATCGCCAACGCTGGCACGATGACCGTGGGTGATACGTTCTATGTGGACGTGACCTACACCGCCAACGTGAAGTTCATGGGCCTTGCGGTTCTGACCCAATCAGTTCCGGCCAATGCTTCGACCCCGGACGCCTATCCGCAATACTACACCGGCGCATTCATGACGATGGGCCAGATGTATGTGACGGCGGGCGCTTCGGTTGTGGACGGCGGCGACGTCTACTGGAACCCGGCAACGGGCCGCTACACTTCCACCACGACGCACATCCGCATTCCGGGTGCCACCTTTGACACCTCGGGCGGGGACGGCGATATTGTCGAAATCTCGCTCAAGTTGCGCTGATCAGAAAGGACCAGCAGATGAATACCATGATCATGCGACCCTTCGCTGACGCACAGGCGGCAATGCCTTTCGTTCTGGCGCAGGGCCGGAACATCGAAAGCCAGATTTACCAGACGCGCTATCCGACGCTTGACTATGCGTCGGTTGTGCCTGTGGTGACTGAGGGCAACCAGTGGGCAATCGGCACCACCTTCTTCACCGTTGACGTGGCGGGCGAAGCGAAGTTCCTGTCGGGTTCCGGCACCGATATGCCGTTCAACTCGTTCACCCGTGACCAGAAATCGCACGACTTCGCGCTTATGGGTTCGGGATGGGAATGGACCATTGAAGAGATCAATCAGGCGGTGCTTTATGGCATCCCCCTGAGCGACACGAAGGCGATGGCGGCTTCGATGACTGTGGAGCGCAAGCTTTACAACATCGCCATGACCGGCACGACCGAAAAGGGCTGGAAGGGCTTCACCAACTACACCGGCGTTTCGCGCGCCGATGTGGCGGCTGATGGCACTGGCAGCGTCACCTTCTGGTCTGCCAAGACCCCGGCGCAAATCCTGCGGGATATGAACGCCGCGCTGTGGACCGTGCGCCTGCAATCCAAGCAGGTCGAGATTGCGGACACTCTGGCCATTCCGCCCGAGGCGATGCAGTATATCCGGTCCACCTATGTTGGCGACGAGGCCAATTCGCCCACCATCCTTGAGCGGTTTATCGCGGGCAATCCTGGCGCGACCGTTCTTGAGGTGAACGAACTGGCGACGGCTTCGCAGGATGGCGGGGGCCGGATGGTAGCGTATCGCCGCAGCCGTGATGTTCTGCGCTTCCACATGCCGATGCCGCGCACTCCGCTGCAACCGCGCCAAAAGTCCATCATGGGCTTTGAGACGGGCATCATCGCACGGACGGGTGGCACTGAAGTTCGTCTGCCGGGCGCCATGGCCTATCTGGACGAAATCACCGCCGTTCCGGTGTGATAGCGATGGGCCGGGAAACTGGCCCATTTCATATCATGCGGGGGCGATATGCGGATAACGAATACATCTGAGGCGCCGCAAGGGGTTTGGACGGCTTCCGGGTTGGTCTATATCCAGCCGGGTGCCACGCGAGACCTTGAGCCTTCGCAGCCTGTCCGGGTGCGGGCGCTGGCGTTTTTCGTGATCGAGGAAGACGAGCCGGAGAAGCCCAAGCGGGGGAGGCCGCGCAAGGATGCCGTATGATCCGCTGACCACTGCCGAGTTCAAGACGCTGAAGCCGCAGTTTGCCGATGTGGCGGACGCGACGGTGCAGGCATACCTTGACGCGGCGGCGTTGTTCGTCAGCACGTCATGGCCGGAAACGCTGTATCAGGCCGGGCATGGGGCGATGACGTGCCACATGATGACGATTGACGGGCTTGGAACGGACACGGCAAGCCTGTCGTTTGCGGGCGGGGATAGCGAGTTTCAGACGATCCGCAGCGGCAATGTGACAGTGACGCGGTTCCGGGATACATCGCTTGCGGCTGGGCAAAGCACGACAGGATGGCTTGGGCAGACGGCTTGCGGGCGCATGTATCTGGTATGGCTGCGGACGTTCAGCGGCGGGCCGCGCATTGCGTATGGCGGTGTGACGCCTTCTAGCGGGTTCTGGCCATGCTAGCGACTGACAGGATTGCGGGCATCATGCGGCGGGCTTTGGGGCCGCTGTATGAGGACGCGACCCTACAAGCCTATACCCAGGACGACACTCGCGATCCGGCGCGGGGGACGTTCCTGTGGATTTTCGCGGCATCTGTTCCGGTCAAGGTGCAGCGTGACGACTGCACGGAGGCGCAGCGCGGGCAGGATGGCTACACCGCAAAGGACGTGCGTTTTCTGGTGCTGCAATATGGCGTTGCGGAGGCCATGATTGCGACTGAGGGCGGCGGGCAGGTTTTGACCGAAGACGGCGGGCTGTTGCTGGTGGAAAATAGCGCGGTGCATCCGAATACGGATTACCGGGTCATTTATCGCAATGCGGAATATCGGGTGATGTCGGTTTCCGAAGACCCCGCGCGTTCATATTGGGATTTCCGCGCGAGGTTGATGCCGTGATGTGGTTTCGCGTCATTGCCGAGCGGTTCGACTGGATGCCAAGGCGGGGCGTTATGATCAGCTATCCGGCTGGTTATGTCGGCTATGGGACGCGGGCATGTGTGGCGCGCGGCTTGGAGATCGGCGCGGTTGAGAAGATCAGAAAGCCTGCCGGGTATTCGGTGGACAAGGCGGGAAAGGTGCGGCGCAATGGCTGATTTGTCGGAGGCGGTAAAGGCTAAAATGCTGGCCCGGCTTTCTGCCGATGCCGCCGTTATCGCTATCGTGCCTGCCGTGCGGATTTATCCGATGCAGCCGCAAGCTAACCCGCCATATCCGTTTATCCGGTATGGGGTGCCGACCGTGACGCCTTATGAAGACGGGTGCGGCGATGGGGTGACAATGACCGCCACAATCCACGCCTTCACGCGGTCGGAGAACGAGGCGCAGGATTTGGCGCGGGTTGTTTCCGCATCGCTTGACGACATGCCGGAGTTTTCCGCTTGTGATTGGCTTCGGACCAATTTCATGGTAGACGGTAACGAGGCAGACGTTTGGCACGTTGCCATGGATTTCGCGGTCATACATACGGCGTGACCGCGCGCTGAGAAACGCCCTTCGGCAAGGCGATGGCTCTTCTGAATGCGAGCCGCCCTTTGATGGAGCCTTATCATGGCGCAAGCCACCACTGTTCGATACGGCGCGCAACAGCTTCTTGTGAGCGACAATGCGACCGTGCCTGTTTTCACCGCGCCTTGCGGGATTACCAGTCTGACCCGCCAAATCACGGCGAACACCTCGGACGTTGATATTCCCGATTGCGGCGATCCCGATGCCTTCACTTGGCTTGGGATTGATGTCAACTCCAAGCGCATGACCCTGACTTTTTCCGGCGTTCTGGCTACCGAAGCCATGGAACTTTGGGATGATTGGGCCATGGAAGACGCCAGCCGCGATTGCCGCTGGTATCGCAACCTGACTTCGCCGCTCAAGGGCTATTGGGCCGGTTCTGGCATCCTGACCGACTTCCAAGAGCAGGGCCAGAACAAGGGCCGCTATCAGGTGAGCGGGACCATCATCTTTGACGGCAAGCCCGTCTGGACCACGGTTGCCTGATGGCAAAATCGCCGGAAATCGTGCTGGATTGGGCGGATGGGTCTTACCTGTTCGCCCTTCGCGGCAAGCAGATCGAAGAGTTGGAAGCGGTCTGCATTAACCCGGCAACGGGCAACGGCGGCATCGGCATCGCGGCTATCGGTTTGCGCGTGATGGGATGGGCTTGGCATGGGTCTGACCTTCGCCACGTTATCCGGCTGGGATTGATCGGCGGGGGCATGGGTGCGGTTGCGGCGGAACGAATGTGCAGAACCTATGTTGACGATGTTCCGCTATCTGGTGCCATGGGTGAGGTGACGCCGGATAGCCCGCTGGCGGTGGCGATTGCGGTTCTGACGGCGGCTTTTGCTGGCGTTGATAAGCAGGACGAAGCGCCGGGGGAGACCGAAGCCCCGAAGACCTGATTGATTGGCACGACTATCGCGCCATGATGCTGGATTTCGGGGCTGACCCGCGCGTGATAGGTGAAATGTCTATGGCCGAGATCATGGGGCTTATGGGCGCAATGCAGCGCCGTCGCGGCAAGGCAAAGATGCCGACCGAAGAAGAAGAGGCCGAAGCAACGCAGGCTTTTGCGGCTTTGGTGGCGAATGACCCGAGTGTGAGGCTGAACTAATGGCGGTAACTGCTGATCAGGTTGTGGTGCAGTTGCAGGCGCAAACCGCTCAATATGAGGCGGGGATGCGTAAGGCCGCTGGCGAGGCTGAACGATTTGAGAAACAGGCACTCGCCGTTGTAGTGGCCCAAACAAGAGAGGCCCGCGCCCTATACGAATCTGCTAAGGCTACTACTGCGAAAGGCTCTGCCGAGATTAAGTCGGCGGCGGCGGCTTTGCAGGCTGCAAAGTCTACAGAGGCGGCAACGCGGGCTGAGATTGCCCACGCTGCGGCCCTGCGTCAAATGGCCGTCGCCGCCGATACCGCCCATGGCAGGCTTAACAATATCCAAGGCAGCGCGGGGGGCATCGCAGCCCAATTCAACGACATCGGCGTGACGGCGGCGGCGGGTATGAACCCGCTGCTTATTGCGTTGCAGCAAGGGACGCAGCTAACGCAGGGCTTTGCGGGCCAGTCGTCAAGGCAGGTGCTTTCCGGCCTTGGCGCTGCGTTTGCTTCGGTTGTCTCGCCTGTGTCGCTGGTGACGATTGGTCTTGTTGCCGGGGCCGCTGCGTTGATCCAGTGGGCTGCGGGGGCGCTTTGGGCTGGCGACAGCACGGAGGATTTCGACAAGTCTCTGCAACGGGCCAACGATCACCTAGAGCGGATGCGTGAGCTGTCGCAAAGCCTGTCGGTTGATGGGCTGGATGAACTGCGTCAAAAGTATGGCGAGGTGACGGAAGAAGTCCTGCGCATGGTCGCGGCTCAGGAACGGGCCGAAGAACGGGCGGCGCGAACCGAACTGCAATCCGGCATTGACAGCCTTGCATCGCAAGGCGCGGGGCGCTTCTTTGACATCGGTATTTCCGAGCAAGCATCCGGCATCATCAGGCTGCAAGACGCCCTGAGCCTGTCCCGGCGTGATGCCGAGTTGATGTATCAGGCGCTGCAAAACCTATCCACGGCCAGCGGGGTTCAGGAGCAAGCCGACGCGCTGGCCGTTCTGCGGGGATATCTCGAGGATATTGCGCGAGGGACAGGCGAAGGCGCAGAAGCGGCTGAGGAAATGTTGACGCAGGTTCTCGGTAGCGAGGATGCGGCGCGTCAGTTGCTGGCCATGGCAGGCGGACTTGGCGGCGTGTTCAGCGCG